GGCTTTGTATCCATAACATTACCGGCAGCGTCGTATTCAGTATTTATAGTTTGACCCATAGCTTTCTTATTTCCAGCTATAGTCCCTAATTTTTTCTGCTCGTCCGCGAATCTGGTAGCTTCAAGTTTATCAATTTCATGCGCAGATTTTGCCATATTCTGCATGGTGTTCTGCATTGTTCCAAAGAAGTTATTAAACGCGTTGGATAATGTAGCTTCACCCGCCATGATGTCTGTGCCAACCATAGATGATACGTGCTTTTTAATAGCGTGGTTAACTTTAGCACTACCAACTTCTAGTTTGGTATTACCAGAAAGCTGAGACAGAACTGACTTTGTACGGGCTTGTCTAGCCATTAAGATTCTCCTTCGTTGAATTTTAGATTATGTAAATAAATCAGTAGTCGCCCACCTTTTAATAGGTGCATCACCTCTTATAGCAGCAAGTTGATCTTGTCTAGCGGTGTATGACTGACCAGCAGATAGTGATGTACTTGCGAACCCTAAGATAGCACCGGTCTTCTTAGCAGAAGCTTCAGCCATAACGTTCCCAGCTTGATTCTCAGCTTGTGTGGTGACGTTACTGTAGTTCTGTTCGGACGCTGCTTTATTAGACTCAAGCCCCGCTAATGCTCTTGTGGTGTTTTTGTCAATACGCGTTATGTTTAACGACTCGCCATACAACTCCTCAAACATAATTAAACCTAATGAACTGTTAGACAACGACGTCTCTGACGCTTGTAGTGACCCGATGTCTTCATTAGATTGACGAACACGATCTGATTGTTGATCTAAATTATCTTCTTGTTCTTCAGCAATCTTTCGATTGGCTTCAGCATACTCTGCTTCAGCTTGAAGCTTAGACGCGTCGTATTGTGCTTTTGCTTGCTTGGCAGCGTTCTGTTCCATACGTTTAGCTTGATCCATAGAAGCCTTGGCTTGCATGGCACTCGAAGCTATCATCATAATTGTAATAGGATCACACATAATAATTACCCCTGTCTTGTGACTTCATTAAAGAACCCAACGTAATCGATGGATGTTATATTCATTGGTTTTTCGGAATTGTTAAATATACGTATTCCGACTGTTTTACCATCCGATTTTATGGGAACTCTAAATCCACCTAATGCAGAGATAGCCGCGACGCCAACTTTTGAATCACCTGAACCAACAACACGACCGTTGAAGGTGTATACATCAGGAGTCCTAAACTCTGGTGTTACTTCACACCTAAAGAACCCCGTCTCTTTGTAGTTACACACAATGTTTCTAATTTGAAAACGTCCACCGGTCATTGTTAACTTTTGATTATTAGCGTCTCTTGGAAACAATTTAGACAATGTTACGGAAGATGTATAGGTTTCTCCAAGGATAACTTGACCCCCGGTATAATCACCAGCAGCAGTAACTGTTGTAGTGGATGGGTAAGAAACGTTCAAAACCTCACCAACTTGTCCCGCTGGGAAATCGGTAGAAAGAACCACACGTGTTAGATTATTATGAGCGTATGGTGCAGTCCATGTGGTTAAGTTATTGACGGCGGTATACACACCGGTTGCGGTGGTTTGTCGATCCATAGATATTTGATATGGGTGTTTCTCGTCAGACAACTCATATCGTAAGAATGTCTTTTCAAATACTACTGTACCGTTTCGTGACAGAACCATATACATTTCGCCATCTATAACTGCCATCCACTTTATTTTAGATGAAGTACCGTACGTCCATTTTGACCAAGCGGATTGCGCTTTAGTCTCACCGTCTACATACATCTTATAAATATACAACGCTGATCTATCTGTTTTAGATAAAAGCATGATCATATCATTAGTTGAGTCCCCGGTCATTCGGACTAACGGGGCTGGGATATAACCTAAAGCGTGTAATGTAACATCTTGTGCGATGTTGGAGACGGAGTTATCATCGTATTGATATTCAAAAACGATAGCGTCTCTACCAGACTTCGCGGCAAAGTACAAAGTGTTACCTAATGTGATTGGCTCACATGAATCCTCTGTCAAATATGATGTAGATAAATCCACAGTAGCGTTTGATGGTGTAAAAGTTGCATCACCAGACACCTCGAACTGTGCTTTATTTGACGTTAAGAATAATGATTTTCTAAATCCAACGGCGTGTTTCAAATCGTTCACGCTCGATGAAGATGCCACGAGTCCAAACGCATCACTATCAAGCGACTGAGTTGAGAAATCAGGCCAGAAGGTAAAATATTGTGACGACTGCGACATAAAAACTGTCTCACCTGAAACAAACACCAATCTGTTTCTATGGAACGCGAGGGCAGTAATTTTATTATCTACAAAGTCAGGTGGTTTGACTGTATCGACATCACCAGCTTTACGCCCTTCCCATTCGTTCTCTTTAAACGTGAAACTTCCATTCGCTTCTCTGACCAAAACATGGGGCATAGTGGATGGGTTAAAATAGTTATCGGCGTGAGGATCAGCTGCTTCAATCCAACCTCCCTCAAAAGAATCAAATTTTGCCCAATATCCAATTAGTTCTCCGTCGATGTTTGAACCTACTCGTATAGCATATTCAGCGGGTGCATTAAGTGGTAGATATTTTCTATCAGGCACAGAGTCAGTCATAGTAAACGGGCCATACGTTGCATCTGTTCCCGTGTGTTCTAATGTAAACAAGGCAGTCCCGGTAAGAACAATTGTTTCACCGTTTTGAACTGCGGTAACACCGGAAGGTAATGATAATCCACCTATTATAGACGTAGCAAGAGCGGTGTTTGAAAGCGCAGTTGTTACTGCGTTAGTGTAAATAGTTGTTGTAGCACCACCCGTAGTTAATTTAATGGTGTATGTGGTGGATGAATTAGTTGTTCGGCAGTTAATAAGACCACGATATTGTGGAACATAGCTTGAAGCAAGCATTGCAACTGTAGTTGTTTTATTTGCAATCACGGTGTAATCAGCAATAGTCACGAATGAAAACGAATCTTCAGCATCTGTTGCGGTTAAATAAGTTTTTCCATTTGGGAATGCTACTGTTTTTTCTACACCCCCTAAATCAAAAACTTTAAGATCAGCGTTATTAATAGTTATTATATATTGTTCAATAGCGTCTCTACTATAGGCGTAGATGGCGGGAGTGTCCGCATCTAAGATATGAGACATTGAAGAAACGTGTCGAGACGCTGGTCTACTCTCGAAACCACCCGTCACAACAGACACTAAAATGTTCTCCGCTTCTTGTACCTGACCGGGCAAGCGCACGGGATCAGGTTGTCTACTCACCCCTTGATAGAGCGTCTTGATGGATTGCTCTATTAGCTTACCCATATTTTATCTCCCTGATAGTGTGTGATAACGGTGGGTTGCATAGTAACAATGAGCGTTGTCAGTAAGAATGTTATTATCTTCTAACTCTGACTCAGCGTCTTGAAGAGCAGCCCATGCTTCCATTTCAGCACGTTGTGTGAAGCTATCTAGTGCGACCGATCCCATAGAAGATTCTTGGAATTTTCTAGCCGCTCGAAATGCTATATAGTTTTGAAGTTCAATTGTTAAATCTTCAAATTCAAAATTTATTGTTACACGACATTGTAAGTCTTTTTCAAAAGTAAAAACTTTTGTAGTTAAATTGTAAAGTTTTCTTTTGGTTAAGTTTACACGGACACTTACATTTGTATCCCGGTCGCTATCGGTAGTATCTACCCTCATATATGTGACGGGTATTAAAATCTCTTTTTGGTAGTTTCTTTTGAGTGTAATATCTTCGGTGTTATAATGCCACCCTTTAGATAGAACCTCTAGTTTCACCTCATCCAATTTAGCTTCAGCACTTTCCCCGTCAGGCAATCCTGAAGTTAACGACGAGATCGGTGTTTCACCAATTGAATCAAGGATAATATTTACGGCTTGTAGTTTAGTTAACATAATATTTCCTCTCATCAAAAAAAAGGGGAGACATAGGATATCCCATGCCCCCCCTAAATACTTTAAGCTTTCTTCAACTCAATCGCCATTTCAGGACGCATTGTGCCATGACCAACAAACATCTTACTGACCATGAAGTCTTCCAATCGTCTCACATCTCTCTCAGTCTCAAGAGAAATATCAAGAAG